GGAGCCAGAGCTTGACGAGGGTCGTGGGGTCGTGCGCGAAGCCCCAGTCCGCGCCGAAGTACGGCCCCTGCCAGCCGTCACCGGGGGTGCACTCGGCCACGCGCCACCTGCCAGCAAGGACTTGGGCGTCCGACCGCGCCCACGGCTTGCCGCCCCAGACGTGCGCGTGGGCCTCGGGATCGGCCTTGAGCAGGGCGTCGGCTTCCTCCTTCAAGACCGCCGGGAACCACGGGTTGTCAAGGTAGCTAACCAACCGGACGACCGACCGCTCGGGTGGCGACTTGACAAACCGCTGGTAGGTCGGGTCGGACTCCAGCGCGGGATTGAAGGTCACCCAAATCTCGGACCCCGGCTTGCGTATGGTGGGGACGAGGGTGCGCCAGCTATGGTCGGAGACGGCCTCGGCTTCCTCGACCCAGCAGAGGTCGATGCCTTCGGTGGACTTGATTTGCGCGATGTCCCGCCGCAACCCCTTGAATAGAAACTCGGTCCCGTTGGCCCCCAAGATGGCCGACTCTTGGATGGTGTAGAAGTTGGCGAGGCCGAGCAGGTCAATTTGGTCGGCCAAGACGCGATGCACCGAGTCCCGGATACTGGCCTGATACTCGCGGGCGCAGAGGATACGCAGCGGGGTGGATAGCCCGTGGATGAGCAATGCTCGAGCATATTGCCACGACTTCGCCGAACCACGCCCCCCGTAGGCCACGCGGTAGCGGAGCTGGCCCAGCGTCGGCGTGTAGAGGAACCCGAACGCCTTGGGCGTAGGGACCGAGAGCGCGGTCACAAGCTAATCGTCGGCCATCCCTTGCCGTCGGCGCGGTCGCTCCATTGCGCCTGACAGATTGCGTAGCGTTGCGCGGTGTCGGGGTATTCGCTCACCATCGTCGCATCGGACACGCACCGAGCGATAAATGCGTCCTTGTCCTCGGTAAGCTCTGGCTTCGGGAGTGGCATCTGTCAGTCCTCGATGGAGGGGGCGATGAGTTCGACGCGGATCGCGGACGGGGCGATGGGCCTGTCCCCGCTGGTCACGTCAATGGGGATGAGCTTGGTGGCGAGCGGGTAGAACTTTTCGGGGTTGGCTGCGCCCCATTCGTGAAGCGGGATGCGCTCGTTGACCAGCGCGAAGGCTTCGATCCACGCCTCGCGCACGGTCTTGGTCGCCTTGTTCGGGGTGCCCTTCTTCCGGCCCCCGGTCTTGGGTAGTCCTTTGGGTCGTGCCATATGCAGTCAATCTATGACGGATTGGACACTTGGCAAGCGTGACGCGTAATGCGAGGTCGGGTCAACGGGCGGGTTACTCGGAGGAGACGTGCCCTCACCGACCTTACGAGTGTAGTGGCGATCGAATGCAGTCGGGACGGTTACACCCCACCACGCGTCAGCTTGTCAAGCGTGAATGCTATTCTTCGGGATTGCCGAGCGTTTTGGTCGGCTTGGGCTTCGGGAGTTCGTCATCGGTCGGGCAGTATCCCGGCGTGTCAACGTAGCCGTGGAATGTCTCGTCCCAATTCGCCTTGAAGCGGTCGGCGGGGATGGACAGGGGGCGCGGGGTGTCGCCTTTGCCGTTGGTCATTGGTCGCGGTTGGGCTTGAAGGCGGTGCGGTAGGCCGTGCGGATCGTCAGGATGGACGACAAGGCGATCAGAAACGGCAGCGTCACGACAATCATCGCCACGGTGAGCGTGGTGTCAGCGGCGCGGTGCAATCGGGCGAGACGGGGCATTTCGGGTGTCCTGTGGTGGCGGGTAGGCGCGTTCCCCGGTCAGGGCGCATTCAAGGTTATGGACCTTGATGGCTTCCGCATCGGAGCGTCCATCGTGGCACACGGGGCAATAAAGGATCACGGCTGGGCAGACCGGCGGCGGGCGGCGGCTTTCTTGCCACGCTCGGAGTTGCGCTTGCGAATGACGGCCATCGCCGCATTGAAGCCCTGCTCATAGATGGCCTTTTCGCGGGTCGGTGACGCCCCATAAGACCAGAGCATCCCGGACAAGAGGCCGAGGCCGTAGGCGCAGATGATCGCGGTGACGATGCCAGTCATTCGGACTCCGGGGCGCGAGTAGTGGGGCTGGTGGACTTCTTGGCAAGGCGTTTGGCAGCGCGTTTCAGGTAGCGGGGCCGGATGACCTGCTCGAGATAGGTCAGCCGACGCTTGGCAATACTGACCGGGGACTGGCCGATAATAGGCTTGGTGTAGTGCAATCTGGCGAGGCGCCGGACCTGATGCGGTGACCAGTAGGCGCGGCGGGTGTTCTCCTCGTTCAGCATCAACGGGGCGGTGATGAGTTGTTCCCCGTATCGCCGGACTTGGGACTCCTTGGTGCCCAGCTTATTGGCAATCTCGCGGGTGGTCAGGTACCCCTCGGGCCGGATGGACGTGCGCGGGATCTCCTTTTCCCGCTCGGGACGAGCTTCCAGCGGCGGCGTGGGCGGGATAAAGCGGCGATCCACGCGGTAGGATGCGGCAGATACGACGGGGCCGGGGCCGAGGAGCCGCTGGGCGGTCGGCTTGTCGGGCGCGGTCACCGTGCGCTGGATGGTCCCGTCGTGGGCAAGCAGGTGCCAGTTCATCGGGTGATCCGCGAAAGAAACCAGATGGCAGCGAGGCCGATGGCGAACACGGTCAAGCCAACCAGCCGGAACTCCCCGGAAGAAAGGGGGTCGCGCATTAGTGGGCCGTCCGTTCGAGCTTGTTGAGCGAGGCCGAAACGCAATGCCAGAACGTCCACTTGAACACGTCGGACTCGGTGATGGTGCGCCGTTCAATGGCGGGGGCGATATAAAGCGCACGAGCGGCGCGGCTTCCGGCCTTGATTCGGGCCGTGGTCATTCCGTACTTGACGACCATCTGACGGGCGACACGTTCCTGACGTTGCATTGCGTTGGTCTCCTGATAGGGGAAGGGCCGCACCACGCGGCCCCGGTCGAAAATCAATCTTCAATACGGAACGAGCGACCGAACTGCCCAGAAGCGAGCACTTCACGAACCTCATCAAACGTGCGCTTCGTGGCATTGTACCACGCGTCAAATGCGCGGGCGTTCTTGCGCGTAACGGGGGACGTAATGCGCCCCGCGCCGAAGCACTGGTAGCATTGCCCCTTGCTCGCGTACTGGCCAAAGTGGTACGCCCCAGAGCCGCCACACCGACCACACTGCTTGCTGTTCCAAATAATCTTCACAACAGCCTCCCGGTGGAGGGCCGCACCACGCGGCCCCGGTGTGATGATTACTTGAACTCGACTTGCTGAATGTGCATCCCGAGAAAAACCATCGCGATGTCACGCGTCGCACAAGCATCGACGATGGATTCTGTCGTCTCACGATCCGTCACGAACCACGCCTTCGAGCGCTTGTCCTGAACGAGGAGGTATTCGCGACCGAAAATCTTGAGAACCTTCTGCATTGCAGTCTCCGATGGAAGATCGGCGTCATTGCCGACCCGTGAAGGATAGGGGGGTGCTTGTCGGCTGTCAACCCCACCCCATCCCACAAGGTCAAGCTGGCACCGGCTCCGTGGCCGGAGACTGCATATTCGCTGCATATGCAACCCGAGCGGCCCGGAGATCGGCCACGGCCTCGGGGCTGACGGCCCAGAAATACCCACGGGCGGTGCGGCTGGTCGGCTCCTGTCGGGCCTCAATGGTCCCGGCCTTGATGCGCTGGTGGACGGCTTGGCGGGAGATGCCGATGGCGCGAGCGGCGTCAGAAACGGACATCCACGGGGTCTGCGTCATTGCTTCCAATCCTCTACGGTGATGAGTAATGCCCCGTTCTTGGGGCGGTCGTGCCGGTACAGGTGCAACTCCACAATCTGGTCGTCATCGGCCCACAGGACGCGGTTCAGGGCATCCAAGGCGACCTTGGCGCGGTTATCCAAATCCCCCGACCGGCGGGATCGGAACCACTCGAGGGTGACGATTATAGGCTTTCCAGCCGGAAAGGGAAAGAGACCCCCCAGCCGATAGCCCGCCTTGGTCGCCCGCAGCAGGACCGCCGCCTTGTACCCTTGTGCCTCCGGGGACAGGTAGGTCCGGCCCCGACCGACCCGCCAGTAGCGGTTCGTGGACGGCGGCTCGGGTAGCTCAAGGCTGACCTTCATCGGCCCCCGCTGGCTGGGTTTGCGCCCAGCGGAACTGCGTCACGTAGGCGAGATACGGGAGCTTGGACACCGGAAGGCCCAGCGATCCCCAGCCCTTGGCGTGTTGGAGCCGGTGGCAAGGCGAGCAAAGCGGCACCGTATCGTGGTAGTCGGCCTTCCGGCCTACCCCGCCGGACTTGGTATGCGCGGTCTCGCACGGCCCCTGCCCACAGGCGACGCACGGCTGTGCCCGCATCCACTCCACCCGAGCCTTGGACCCATACA